TCAAGTGCAGGACGATTAGCTTCCGTCCAGTCTTTAACTACACCATCAAAGGTCTCATTAAGTTTACGAACTTCTTCCAATACATTTAGATTGCTAGACACAGAGTTATGCATGATATCTGCATCATTCTCACCAGTGAATACGAATCCTGCTCCACCCATATCAGCAGCGAACTGATAGATCTCATCAAAAGGTTGCACATACTGATAGGGTACGTTTCCGTTATAGTTACCAGAATATCCTTTAAACTGAATAACTTCATTAACAATTCTCACATCGCGCAGATCTGCCTGAACAAATTCATTGGCTTCAGTTTCACCAAATTCTGGATACTTAACATCGACTCCACGCACCCAGTATCCCTCGGAACGCAGTCGCCTAACCATGTGACTACCAATAAATCCACCTGCACCAAGAACTAGTGCAGTTTTCGTATACTCACTCATTGTCATATTTTGTCTGTATGTATTGTATGACTGTTAGGTTCAGATGTCAATTCTTCTGACACCATCAGCATCTTTGGGAAAATACTGAGTGAAGGCTTCACAACTATTGAGTTTTTCAATCAGAGCATCAACTCTTCCACCATCTCCACTAGACTTAGCGGCGGGGACAGCGTGTCTGTGAGAATTAATTTCTTTCTTTAGTTCAGTGATAGCTGATTCAAGTGCCTGAAGTCTTTCTTCAACTTCAACATCATACTTTGACATCGACGCACCAGATGCAGACTTCGCTGCCGTTCCTTTCGTAGCCATTTGTTCACTAATAATTATACGACCCTATTTATGAAAAAAGGACGGGGGTTACCCGTCCTTCCAAAGGTCTTACATGCACGCCACTTGTTCTTTAGAGAAACAAGAAACTCATTGGGTTGTATCCCGACCAGGGCTAGTTTAACGACCTACCGAGTCTGTAACATAACAAGGAACACCTTCAGGATCTAACCATTTGGTGTATTCAAAATCATCAATAGCAGTCAATAACTGCATTTGATTATCAAGAAGATACATGTCACTATATCGTTTAGTGTATTCATTTGCTTTCTGAATACGATAGTCTGGGAACCCATTCTCTAAGGTTCCATACTCAACATATCGATATGGAAAACGTTCTAGTAAAATCTTCACACAACCTCCACAGATGAAAGATCTTCAGCAATACAATCAATCAGGATATCATAATCATCAAGTGGATCACCTGAAAATTCTACACCATCGTTCTCATAAAACTTGCGGATTTTCTTGTAAAGTTTCGGATTCTTTACATCGAGAAAGAATTCACCTCCGACTGCGGATCGAAGAGTAGTAATGTCTTTCTTGAACTTGGAAGTAATAGTCATCTTCTGTATTGATTACTCTGTAATTATAGAGTGTGTGACCAGATAGGTCAAGGGGTCAGTCAAGAAACTGACCAATAGGGATTGTGAGGATCGAACTCACCTTAGGCAAATTATGAGTTTGCTGCATTCACCAGATTGCTAAACCCCCAATAGGACTGCTGGGATTTGAACCCAGGTCACACCGTTATAAGCAGTGGGCCTTAACCATTAGGCGACAGTCCCTCAGGAACCTTCGTTATGGTCTGTGTATATGCGTATGAGTTCATCATCCGCTGGTGTCATTACTGCTCTATCTCCGTTCTCATTCTCTACGCCTATTGTCTCCCCATTTTCCACTCTTTCCATAAGAGTTTCCCAGTTCTTCTGCCAGTATTCCACGGAATAAAAGTGCATCTTGCCATTATGTATAAGACATTTATTTAAACGGAGAGAGTGAGATTTGAACTCACGGAGGACTTGCACCCTCAGTAGTTTTCAAGACTACCGCAATAAACCACTCTGCCATCTCTCCTAACGAACATCAAAGTCCAACTTACGGATTTTACGTTTTTTCCTCTCTTCCTGGAAGGATAAATCGGAAGAACTAAGAACGCTTTTCTGTTTGATTTCCTTTATTGATTTTACCATGACGACTTGACTCAAGTCAACGGCTGTAACCTTATCCTGAGTTACAACCATCATATTAGGACACCCACAAGACTGTGGATGTTTTCCTCCTGATAACTCTTTGTTGCATATTTTGCATCTTACGATGATCATTGTCCATAGACCTCCTGAGAGAATGGGCGAAGAGGGGATCGAACCCCCGACAACTTGAATGTAAATCAAGTGTTCTACCTCTGAACTATTCGCCCGACTCCCCCGCCTGGACTCGAACCAGGGACAGGGTGATTAACAGTCACCTGCTCTACCAACTGAGCTACAGGGGATTATTACTCCTCGTCTGGATGAGGAGTTATGATTTTATGAGTAACTTCTGCCCAATCTTTGTCAAAGATCTCAAGACCTTTATCCGTCAAAATGTGGTTATACATTTTCTCGAAAATATCAGGTGGCATCGTTACCACTTGAGCTCCATTATAATAGGATCTAACAACCCTCTGAACATTACGAATCGAAGCTGACAGTACCTGAGTTTTCATACCGTGGATACGATACAACTCAGATATAGACCTGACTACTTCAAGACCAGCAACAGATTGGTCATCAAGTCGTCCTACAAATGGTGAAACATAGGTAGCTCCAGACTTAGCTGCCAAGATCGCTTGAGCCGCTGAGAATATCAAAGTAACATTCACTCTGATATTCTCTTTAGCCAAATAAGAACAGGCCATGAGTCCATCTTCAGTACAAGGTACTTTGATGGTAGATACATTACCAAAACGATTATATAATCTCTGACCCTCTTTAACCATCTCATTGAAATCACCAACGACTTCCATACTGATATCCTTGATACCAATATCTTTGATTTCCTGATATACATCAGTAGGATGCCTTCCACTCTTCATAATCAGAGTGGGATTAGTGGTGACACCATCAATTAACCCAGTGTTATAGTGCCTGCGGATAATATCGGTATCAGCAGTATCTAAAAAGATTTTCATTGAACCTTGAAACTGAATAGATGAGTAGTATTTATGGTAAGTGGCGGGGGTGGAAAACCCCCAGACCTCTTCACACGGAAGGGAAATTCGGGATTAACCCGAAGCCTCTGACAAGATTTGAACTTGCGACCTGAGCTTTACAAAAGCCCTGCTCTACCACTGAGCTACGGAGGCGATAATACCGTTGATGGTGATCAGTCATCAACGGGGCACCAAGGGGATCCCACCCTCTCCCACACGGGTTTATTCCGATTCTTTTTTCTCTCGGAGATGTGAGCACGGAAGTAGTTTGCCAATTCCGTATACGGGTCAGGAGGGACTCGAACCCCCGACCAATTCATTAGAAGTGAATTGCTCTATCCATCTGAGCTACTGACCCAAGAGGTAGTTCCTATCGCCGCTAACCCTGAACTACCAAGGAGGTCACCGCAGTGGTCTCTCAACCACCCCTAAACTATAACAGACCTACTCCTGACTGCCAACCCTCTTGGAATGTCTCGGAACCACCACCAAGAGGTGGAAGTGGGTCCAATTGAATAGTTGTTGCCACATTCTTGGTAGCAATTTCATACATCAATTCGTGGATGTCCTCTGGTTCTTTTGTCTGTACTGACCCCGAACCACTAACATCTTCATCCATATTTACAACAATATCCTTACCAGGACTTTCAATAAATTTTTGATATTCTATTTGTGTTTCTGTCAAGATTGGTTCACTAAACCACTCATCATAAGGTGTAAGAATTGGTGCTGGATAGGTCATGTCTGCCAGTGATAGTGAAAGAAGTTACCTTTAGGAGAACACATCGGGTCTTCTGATGGTACACGATATCTTAACATACTCTGACCTTTAAAGTCGGTTCGGTCTCCAATAATGCTATATGCTTTCAGAAGGTTCTTTTTACCTTCTTCAGACTTAAGTCTATTTACTAAAGTGGTGCTTGCCACGGGTCGGTGAAAGTCAAAACCCTGATACTGACCAGGGGCATAGACAACATCAGAAACAGTGTTGGGAAAGTATTCTGAGTTTACCCGGTTGAGAATTGATGCAGCCACACAATATTCATCAAAAGTATTCTTTGCCGCTTCAACGGAGACCGCTCTGGCAAGATGGTCATAATCTACGGCGCTAAGTGCCAGAATCGTTTCCAAAATCATAATAGTCTTTTCTGTAGTACCTTCCTAGGACATTACTATTGTAGTAGGCGGGAGTTCCGTCTGTCAAGCCCTCTGTCAGTACATTGTTCAGAAACAACTGACGGGTCTCTTCATAGTTTACTTTCCCAGGCGTTTTATGTAGGCTCAATATAGTTCTTCTAAAGGATTCCTTTCCGAACCGCTTAACATCTTCTTTAAGCTCTGGACAACTACCGTAGTATTTTCTCCAGTCACTTTCAGATGTAACTCTCCTTGGTTTGGGATTATTAGTTGTAGGTCTAGGCTTTCTTCTTTGCCAAAAATACTTTCTCCCAATGTACTGTCGTTGGTTCTTGAGATTGGTAATGTTATACACAAAACCGTGAAAGTCCCGAATAAGGCTCCCGTCAAAAGGAACGCCATTGTATCTCCAGGGATTCGGATACTCTTGATTCTCTTCCACATAATGAATTCATTTTGTAGTATTTAGAACCTCCTCATTGAACCACCAGTCATCAACCTTTTTGGCTGTGACTGGTGTAAGTGGTTCAGCCTGATCCATCAACATCCAAATAAGATTAAAGTTTGAATCCTGAGAATGTGTCTTTTTTAACATCTTGTTTGATTCCTCCGACGACATAACTTTCTACCTCTGTCTCTTGTGGTGCAACTTGTAGACCCTTAGATGAGATCCAGTGTTGAGTCCATGGAAGAGGATTGTTCTTTGCTGAAATATCATAGACTGGTTTGAGACCAATGCCTTTTAGTCTACGATTTGCAATCCATTCAACATATTGTTGAAGGAGTTTATCATTAAGACCAATCATTGATCCATCTCTAAACAGATAATCTGCCCATCTCTTCTCTTCGTTAACAGCTCTGTCAAACATTGTATAGGTCCACTCTTCCTCCTCTTTCATAATCTGTTTCATTTCGGGGTCGTCCCCTTGTTTCCATTTGTTGAGGATATTTTGAGTAATTGCAAGATGCTGATTTTCATCTCGTGCGATAA